AAAACTGGTCGAAACCAGTTTCTTTATTTAAATTAATTCTGTAACTTACGTAGCAGTAGAAATTGCACTTGGGAATGTTTGTAGACCTGATTGTCCTACGCCTGCTCCCGGAACGCCGTTGATGTCGCCACCAGCATTTGTTTGAATTGCATTATCATAACGTAAAGTCATAGCAATAGTTACTGCATCAGATGTACCATAGTTTAGAGTCTGATAGTTTGCTTGTTGTAAGAAACAACCTGCTAATGACCAGTTTTCTAATACTGTTGGTGTGTTGATACCGTTACCACCGTCTAAGATTTGAATTTCAGTACTGAACTTGTAGTCTCCGCCGGCTGCCGCTGAGGACTGCTCGTAGAAATCTAATTGTCTTTGTAACTGAGCACCGACTGCTTTTGATACATTACCAGAAGCATCATCTCTGACATTGATAGCAAGTGTTTGCCATGTGTGTTTACCTGCAAGATAGACACGTGAGTTGTACACGTTCATAGTGATTTCATCAAATTGAACTTGTGGTCTAGCACAGTCTATTACTTGTCTAGTAAGTATAAGTGAAGAATCATCGTCAAAACCAAAATCAATGAAATTCACTCGGAATCTATATTGAAGTTTTGGCATCAACAAGTTTTGGTTTGCTCCGCCTTCAGGTTGTACCGAAAGTTTTGCTAATGTATCTGAGGCTGTTGCCATTGTTAATCTCCTGTTTTAATATATCTTGTATATATTTATCTTTTTAATTCAAAGAGGCCGAAGCCTCTTTGTATATTTGTTTTACGCTCCTGATAACTCACCAGTGTTGAATATTCTGACCGGAACATAGATAAACTCAGCGGCTTTCACGGGCTCTACTGCTATGTCAATCCAAAGTTCATTTCGATCTATTCTTGCTGGAGTGTTATTTGAATCATCACAAACTACTGAGTAGTCGTATAATCCTCTTTTTGAAACTAAGTCTTGGAACAATGTTTCTACTACTGCTTTAATAGACTTTCTTGTTTGTGGATCATTAGGTTCAAATACGAATGGTCTAGATGCTAGAATCAATTGTCTACGTATGTAAGCAACTAATCTTGCTACGTTAACTCTATCCAATGCAGATGAAGAATTGAATGAAGTTTTGTTACCATAGTTCAATAATCCGTTACCTGTAAAGAATACCATTGGGTTAATAAAGTTAGTGTATAACACATCTCTAATACCAATACGTGTTCTGATTGAGTTAAATTCACCTTCTGCATCAATGTAACCAATGCTTGTAGCATTATCGATTATACCACGTCTAGTTCCTGCTGGAGCTAACCAAGGATAAGCAATATTGTCATTACGCAACATAGTTCTTGTCATCATGTGTGATGATGGTACAGCAACTAAGTTACCAGATAGATCACTAGTGATACCTGATGGATAGAATAGACCCATGTAAGTATTTCTAGTTACTAGTCCATCTTCACCTGTTGTCACTGCTTTCGCGGCGTTGGTTGCCCAAGCCTGAATTTCAGTTGCATCATCTTTTAGTCTCATTGGTGTATCACCGACGATGTAAGAAGTCTCACCTCTATCAGAGTTCAATGCTACCATGTTAGGCTGTAGTTCAGGATAACCTGGTGTTGCTTGTAAGTTAAAGAAGTTGTCTTCGTCTCTAATTGCAACGTTACTGTCAACTGCTGAACGTAATGCTTTGGTTACCATTGCTCTCTGTGCCTTACGACCTGCGAACATTGCTCCGTCTGCTTGATCACCTGAAGCCGATACCCATGCATCTTTCTGTGTTGGTAAAGAAGCAGTCGGGAATCTATCTCCGTTGAAGTAGTTTACACGATATTGTTTAACGTTGTATGAAGAACGTCTTGTGTTCCAACATAGCATACCTTGTGGGTAATTTGCTGATAAAGGAGCATCAATATCTAAGTAATCACTTGATAATAATGATACGATACTAGGTACCGGGTCATTTGCCGGGCTAGTTGTTCCGTTAGTTGCCCAACGTGTGTCTTTAAATAAGATACCAGCTGGTGTAGTCTGATCAGAGTTGTCAATTAAGACCCACTTATCAGTAGCACTACCGCCACCTACTGCTGTAACTGACTGCCATCTATATATATTAGGGTAAGTTTCTAAATCTGAAGTATCTAACCAAAGATCACCGTATACTAATGCTGTTAAGTCAGACTGTGTAGTCGGCTCACTAGCAGATACGAGAGGTCCTTTAGGATCAGTTGCGTTTGAGACTGATGGGCTAGGTAGTCCGTTTGAATCATAACCTTGTGACTTATAACCTTTCCAGTTACCGTTGTAATTGATCATCATATCTAATTGATCAGTTGCAGAGTAGTACCAGTTAGTAAAATTAGTTGGTATTGCTGTTGGTGCGCCTTCATTTGCTGTTAATGAGTTCGCTCCAGTTGTTGTTAATGAGAATTCTCTCCAGTTTGATAACTGAGTAGTGAATGCATTAGCGCCGACGCCTGCATTTAATGTATAAGAAGTAACAACTCCTGTTGTTACACTTGTTACAGTAACTACTAAATCATTTGCTGTAGTTGCTCCACCTAATGCTGTACCTAAGAAAGTAACTCTGTCGCCTACTGCATGACCTGAGCCACCGCTTACTACTGCATCAGGATCAAAGTCATAATAACCGTAGTCATTAGTTACTGATATTTGTAATCCTGTACCAGAACCTGTTGAAGAACTCTGAGTTGGTTGAAATGTAATGTCATCTCTGAATGGTCCAGTTTTACAACCTACTGTTACAGTTGTGAAGCCTGCTTCTGTGAATACACCGTTAGAAACACCTGTACTATTATCAAACTCATCTAAAACAATAACACCACCTGATGTGTGTTGTAGTCGTAATGAACCGTCATCGTTAACTGATGCACTTGTGTAAGGTATATTCGCCGCTGACCATGAAGTTACAAAGTCAGATGCATCTGTAGCATCTGCTAAGTTAAATGTGTATGCCGCACTTAGTGCAGTTGATCCAGGAACTGAGATTTGAACTCTTGCTACATAAGGACCTGATGTAAAGTCTGGTGCAGTATTTGTACCATTAACTACAGTTGCTCCTGTTGCCGCTCTATAGAAGTAATATACTGGTGATCCAGGATACTCTCCATCGAAATTGTATTGTGCATAAACAGAACCAGCTGGAATCGCTTGTCCACCTGTTGTGTCTGCTGAATAGATTTGACTCCAATCAGAAGTTGCAAAAGTTGGTGTTTTAGCAGTAAAGACTGCTGATACTGAATCATACTCAGCGATTACTGGTTGTAATCCTGTTCCGTTAACCTTGACCCATACAGAACCAGTTGTTGCTGGAGACGCTTGTCCTGCTGACCATAATGGCTGTTCAGCAGATGTTCCGTAGAATGCTCTTGGCTGAAATCCAGTTGTTATTGTTCCAGTGAAACCTAAGTCTGTAAAGATAGTTCCAGTTGCTCCATTCAATCTAATGTAGAATGGTGTTGCTGGTGAACCTTGATCTCCGCCTGTTTGTGCTGAGTAGATTTCAAGTTTGTTATTAACAACTGCCGCTGATACCCAACCCCAATTTAGAGCATTAATATCTGCCGCTAATTGAGTTACTGTATTATTCGGTGATGCCGCTACTACAAGAGTAGTGACGTTTGTTCCGTTAACAACTAAATTAATAGTATCACCTTCAGTCAATGTAGGACTAGCTGTAGGTGTTGTTATTGTTGGCCATGCCTGCATCCATGCAGTAGAATCTAGACCTACCCAAGTATTAAAACGATTTTTGTACCAATATGTTGGTGCTTGAGTTGCATTAGGATCTCTATAATTAGGAATCGCAACAACTGCATAGTCACCGATAGCTCCTACTGATGACAGAGGTGTACCAACTGATACTTGAGCCGCCAAAGTAATAACGATTGGTGTTTTAGCAGTAAATGCTCCTGTAGTTGCATTAAATTCGTTAATTCCCCATGTAGAAGTAGTTGCATCTAACCAGAAAGAACCGTCTGTTGGTGCTCCTGTTGGTCTAGTTGTTTTTCCTACTAAACTTGCTAGATCGATATCTGCTCTAAGAACAAAAATCTGATTACTAATGCCAAGTGAAGAATAAGCCGCTAGTAATCCATATTCATTTAATTCATAGCCTTGTAACGGAGTACCGTTAGATGCTGTGTAAAAGAATGGGTTACCATATAAAGTAACAAGATCACGTTGTGATGTGATTCTGTATAGTTTACCTGCATTCGCCGCTGTGGTAGCCGCCGCTGTTGCAGTTGATGTTGGATCCGCTTTGTCTTGTGCTGTTGCTAACAAGAAGAACGGGATTGATGCTGTTGCGCCTGGTAAGTATTGACTTTCGTCTACTACGCTTACTTCTACGCCTGGTGATGTTAGTGCCATAATATTATTCCTTTTGTATGATTTTGAGGGTTACACCCTGATTGTTTTTTCATAGTATTATTTATCATGTATTACAAAAAACAAAGGATTAAGATACCTTCGAAGGTATTTTATAAATACTAATATGAGTATACCTAGACCAATATGTAAAATCTGTAACAGAAAAGTCTGTGCCGTGAACTATATTAAGAAAGGTAAACATCATTACAGAAGTATGTGCGATCAGTGTGGCAAAGTAAACCAGACTAGAAAGCCTATATATCTTTGGCAGAAAGCAGGGTATGAAAAAGATAAAATATGTTTTCTATGTGGTTTTAATAGTTTATACTCTACACAAATGATTGTATATCATATAGATGGAAAACCTCAAAACGTAGACTTTAAAAATTTAAGAACAGTCTGTTTAAATTGTATTGAGGTCGTAAAGAAAAAAGAAATTGTTTGGGTAAGAGGTGACTTAACTGTTGACTATTAATTCCATGTGCTTATGTAGGTCATCAATTGTGCTGTTGTTATCGATTGTATGATCGTAGTCTAAACCTACACTACTATATTCACTAGCATGTACACCACGTTCAGTTAGTCGTGCAAGTGCTTGTGGGTTTTTATAGTAATTGTAATCGACTGCATCAGTTAACCATTCAGGATCTTGTCCTCGATTTACTCTGATAGTTGTTCCACCTGCGTTTTTAATAGCATCAACTTCATTTTTAAATCTACAATCAGTAATAACAACATTATCTTTTATTTGTCGTAATTGATTTTCGATTGATGATACCCAGATGTCATTATGAAATGAACGTCTACCGACTTCAGTTCCCCAATACTGCAAGACCCAACGAGGAGTTAAGTGAGGCATGTTTAATCGTTTTGCCCACCACTCATCAACTTCTTCCCGCCACTCTCTGCTAGATTGAGTAGTGCCTTCTAGCATTTCTCTATCCCAACCAAAGATAGCAGATACACAGTCCTTTAATGGGCCTGCATAACTTAGTTTTTTAAAGCCATGAAATCGAATAAGATAATCTGCGGCTGTGTCTTTGCCACTGCTGATAAGTCCCGTAACACCTATAATCATCTGATATTCCTCTAGTTATATA